CCCGCAAAGAGGTCGAATGCTGTTCGACCTTTATCCGTTTCAAGAAAAAGTTTTAAAACTATTTCAAAAACATCCGGATTCCATTATAAATAAGTCAAGACAATTGGGTATCTCTACCTTAGTGTCAGCGTACTCTTTGTGGATGATGGTTTTTTCAAAAGATAAAAACATTCTTGTAATCGCCACCAAGCAGGACACTGCAAAGAACATGGTTACAAAGGTTAGATTCGCTTACGATAACTTGCCTAACTGGATGAAAATAGGAGCCGCAGCGACTTCTAACAACGCATTAAGTTTAAGATTAACGAACGGTTCTCAAATCAAAGCGGTATCAGCAGCAGGTGACGCAGGTCGTTCGGAAGCCGTGTCGCTCTTGGTAATTGACGAGGCCGCGTTCATTGACAATATCGAAACTATCTACACTGCGGCTAAGATGACCTTGGCTACGGGTGGTGGATGTATAGCTTTATCGACTCCTAATGGTGTTGGTAACTGGTTTCACAAATCATATACAGAGGCTCAATTACAAAAAAATAATTTTTTACCAATTTCTTTACCTTGGACTGTGCATCCTGAGAGGCATCAAGATTGGAGAGATAAACAGGATATAGATTTAGGCGTTAGAATGGCTGCACAAGAGTGCGATTGCGACTTCGCAACTTCAGGTAATACCGTAATTCCTCCAGAAATATTGACTTGGTACGAACAGAATCAAATTTCAGAACCCATAAATAGAGAGGGCCAAGAAAAAGCTCTGTGGATTTGGAAATATCCAGAACCTATGAAGTTTTATATGGTTGTTGCTGACGTAGCGAGGGGAGACAGTTTGGACTACTCTGCTTATCACGTTATAGATATAGATACTTTAGAACAAGTAGCTGAATTTAAAGCCCAGACTGACACCAGGATATTCTCTAACGAGTTAATAGCGATAGCAACTAGGTACAATCAAGCTTTATTGGTTATTGAGAATGCAAATATAGGTTGGGACGTGGTGCAGGGCGTGGTGGAAAGCGGTTATTCCAATATTCACTTTAGCCATAGATCTGACAACAATGCAGATTTCAACAGTTATCTACAAGTGCACTATGGAAACGCTACTTTGATACCGGGATTTATTATGAGTACTAAAGTTAGACCTTCTGTACTCGATAAAATGAGAGATTTCATAGAAAATAAGACGGTAACTATTAGATCTATTAGACTATTAGAAGAGCTTCGCGTATTTATATGGAAGAACGGTAAACAACAGGCCATGTCTGGGTACAACGATGACTTAGTAATGGCGTTTGCTATAGGAATGTATTTAAGGGAAACTTCTTTAAGGTTCAAAAAAACGGCCAACAGTTTAACAGAGGCCACTTTGAACTCTTATACGAAAGTAAGCGACGATAGCCCAATGTATAATTCCTACGGAAACTATGGTCATAATCCATGGCAACAGGAAATAGTGACTCCGCAAGGAACACAACATCAAGATTTAACTTGGCTTTTATAATAATATAATATGGCAGAGAACAAACAAGACAATATTTTTTCGGCGTTAAGAAGACTATTCTCAACGGACGTAATTATTAGAGATTCCGGCGGCAAGAATCTAAACGTAATAGACACAGAACACATTCAGTCTTCTGGAGTGATTCAAACCAATTCGTTAATCGATAGGTTTCACAAAGTATATACGACTTCTACCGCTTATGGAGTTAATCTAAACTTAGCGCAGAACTACCAATCAGCGCGTGTACAAATATACGCAGATTACGATGCAATGGACACAGACGCCATCATCGCTTCTGCTTTGGATATTATTGCTGATGAATGTACTTTAAAGAACGATCAAGGTCAAGTATTACACATTACATCCGCAGACGAAAATATTCAAAACTTACTAGAAAACCTGTTCTATTCAGTAATGAACATAGAATTTAATCTATGGTCATGGATTAGAAACATGTGTAAGTACGGAGACTTCTACTTAAAATTAGAAATCGCTGAAGAATTCGGAGTGTACAACGTTATTCCTTTTTCAGCGTACAATATTATTAGACAAGAGGGCTACAATCCAAAGAATCCAAACGAAGTAAGATTCAAATACGATCCCAATGCGGCTATAAGTTCAACATCAGGATTTACTTCAGCGTATAACAATCAAGATCCAGGAATTTGGTTTGATTTATACGAAATGGCTCACTTTAGATTTATTGGCGACGTTAACTATTTGCCTTACGGTAGATCTTACTTAGAACCAGCAAGAAAGCTATTCAAGCAATACACTTTAATTGAAGATGCGATGTTGATTCATAGAATTACTCGTGCCCCAGAAAGAAGAACATTCTACGTTAACGTGGGAGCCATCCCACCAAACGAGGTTGAGAACTACATTCAACGTATGATTGGTAAGATGAAGAAAACTCCTCTTATCGATGCTCAAACAGGTCAATACAATATGAAGTTTAACCAACAAAACTTATTGGAAGACTTCTTTATCCCTGTTAGAGGCAACGATCAATCCACTAGAATTGACACTGCAAAAGGTCTTGAGTACAACGCTATCGAAGACGTTCAATACTTTAGAGAGAAATTATTTGCAGCGTTGAAGATCCCTAAAGCATTCATGGGATACGAAAAAGACTTAACTGGTAAAGCAACTTTAGCAGCTGAAGACATTCGTTTTGCTAGAACTATCGAGAGAATTCAAAGAATCATTGTATCTGAATTAAAGAAAGTAGCGTTGGTTCACTTGTACGCTCATGGATATACCAACGAGTCTATTACCAATTTTGATATTCAATTAACTAATCCTTCTATTATCTACGATCAAGAGAGAATAGCAATGATGAAAGAGAAGATTGACCTAGCGAATCAAGCAATGGAAAACTCTTCTTTACCTAGAGACTATGTTTGGAAGAACGTATTCCATATCTCTGAGGACGAATTTGATGAGTTGGACGACCTTATTGTAGAGGATCAAAAACGCAAATTTAGATACAAACAAATCGCAGAGGAAGGAAACGACCCATCAGAAACAGGCCAAGCATTCGGTACTCCTCATCAGATCGCTAGTCTTTACGGTGGAAAGGGCGATGGTCCATTGGAAGTGCCAAAAGGATACGACGAAACAAATCCTAACGAGCCAATAAAGATGCCAGGAAGACCTCAAAAGTACAAATCTACGTACGGAACTGACGAATCTCCATTTGGAAGATCTGGAGTTTACGATATGAATAATCAAAACGCAGAGACAAAAGAAGATAAAGTGGGGGTTAGTTTTAAAGGCGGAGCATTGAACATGGAAAGCACGAAAGCTATCTATTTTCAAAACAAAAGCTCTATAGAAAAGATGTTTGCAAGCCAAAACGCAAGAAAAACTCACCTTTTTGAGCAATCTGACCTATTGAGCGAAGACAATATCATTGATAACCTAGATTAGAATATTTAGATATTTATTAGCAAGCCTATCAAAATAGCTATGGCAATTAAACATTCGAAATACCGTAACACTGGTATTTTATTTGAACTTTTAGTAAGACAAACGACAGCAGACTTGTTGAATAACCAAGACTCTAAAGCCGTTAAGATTCTTAAAAAACACTTTACCAATACGGAATTGGGAAAAGAGTATAGTCTTTACAGCGCGTTTGTGACTAGTCCAAAACTTTCAGAAGCGAAGGCAGAGATTCTAATTTCAACCATTTTAGAACAATATAAGAAATTAAGCCACGACACACTCAGCCAAGCAAAGTACAATCTAATCAAAGAGATAAAGAAAAACTATAACCTAGAAGACTTTTTTAAAGCAAAGATAGAGAATTACAAGCCTTACGCTTCTGTATATACAATATTTGAATCACAAAATAGTCCAAGTGCAGACACAAAGCAGATCGTTTTAAATAAGATCAATCTGTTGGAGCACATCACTCAAGACTCTATTAAGGACGTTCAAGCTCCTCAATCAATGGTTCAAGAGTTAATGAATGAAGACAAAGAGATTAGACTTTTGACATACAAATTATTGGTAGAAAAATTCAATAAAAAATATCAAGGTCTTTCTGAAAGACAAAAGGCTATTTTAAAAGAATACGTTTCAAGCATATCAGACTCTTCAAATTTAAGAAAATTCTTAAATGCTAAGTTAAAAGAAATCAAACAAGAACTTATAGAGCAAACTGAAAAAGTAAAAGACAAAGTAACCAAAATCAAAGCAGAAGAGGTTATTAAATTCATAAAGCCTTTAAAAGAAGGTATCGCTATTAAAGACGAAACAATCACCGGCCTTTTACAATATTGTGAATTAATTGATGAGTTAAAAAGAGTGTCTAAGTAATGAAGAAACCTTTCGACAATCAACGTGCTACTCAAAGATTACGATCAGAAGATAGCGTGACTGGCGGTACAGCTAATTTCACCGCTGGAACTGGAGAACAATACGCTACTACCAAAGCTTTTAAAAAGAAAAACGAAGTAAAGGACAAAGAGCCTAAACTTGCGGCAGGCAAAGCAGAAGTATACGCACAAAAAAAATGGGGTTGGAAACCTGCACCGTCTATTCCTAATCGTCCATCTAAAGGCGGATTCCAATACAAGCAGATGTTTGAAGATATTGAAGAAGGAGTTCTACAACCAGTAGATCTTGACAAAGATTCTCTTTCTCCAATGGAATACCAACAAGCTAGAAACTATCAAGACTTTAAAGAAGCAGATTGGACTTTTGACGATGTTTCTAAAAGATATATCAAAAAACAAGCAGAAGCGAATAAGA